GTCTCCTTATTATTTTATTTTATAGCTTTTATTCACATTACTTTACGTTAAGAGACAAAACGAAAGACAAACTACACTTTTAATTTAACATTCGATATAACTATTAAGAAACTTTCGTTCGATTATTTTCGAGAACGAAATTTTAACATTTTTCTTAGCGTTCTCATGCGATCATCGTACTTAGAAAAATCGGACTGCAGAAACTCCATAGAGAGATCTGGAGCGACGCCAAGAGGATCTTCAAATTGGAAAGAATAACGACCGCTCTGCGTGATGCTGCAAGACTTAAGCACAAGCTCTTTTAGCATGAGATAAGCTGCTATTCCGAGATCGCTTGTTTCGTACATATGAATTTCTCTCCTACTATAACTATCTATTATCTACGTGAACTTAATTAAGATAGTATCAGATTCAACAAGATCGAAATTAAAAATTACAGAATTTTGATCTCCAACAAGGCTATAATCGTCTAGTGAACCAGATATCAGCATTACACCATTTAAATATACATCAGTCTTGTTATTGTCATAAGAATTATCATCGAATCTCGCATTTGGAATAGTCAAAGGAGACCCAGAAGATTGCCCAGAAGGAAGGCGGTATGAAACTTTTCTAGGATCAGTGTCCATAATTAAATTAGCGCCGTCATTTACTATACTGAACCCAGCAGACGAAGTTACAATTCTTTCATTCGTTAAAGACGTGTCTGATTCCCAAGATACAATTGGTGCATCAGAACCGACGCCGCCTCCACCACCAGCTGAAGATAGGGTTATTTGTCCATCTGAGGCTGAAACTATAGTCATTCCAGACCCAGCAACTAAATAAGACTTACCGTTCAGCTCGCCTTTCATTGGAACGAGAGTGGTGTCTATAGATACTTGTTGCGCAGATGCTCCATTAAACGTAAAAGAAGCAATACCAGTACCTTCCGTTAAATTATAAGGAGTCCCGAGCGCGCGCGAAGCTTCTACCGCAGTATCTATAAATGCCGACTTGAATGAATTAATGGTGGATTTTGCAACCGCGGTTGTTCCTCCACTGTAATCATAAAATGGAAGATAGTCATTTCCATTAAAAGTCGCGTCTGGTAAATTAGACAGCTCTAGATATAAACCGTTTGCTTTAGAGTTTAAACCACTGTTTACAGGAGCCTCTACAGATACTGTTGCCATTGATGATCCATCAAAGCTTAATGCAGAAATTCCGTCTCCACTGTTTAAAGAGTTTGGAACTTTTGATACGCTTATTCCAGAAGCATCTACAGCTATTGTTGCGTCTGATGGTGATACTGAAAGCGCTATTGCTGCAGCTCCATTAAAACTTGATCCAAATGGACTCAAACCATTTCCAACAGCTAGCGAGTGGGGCAACGTACCAACAGACGCCAAATTAGCTATAGATTGAGCGGTTACATATTTTATAGCATCACTATCGTTAACATCGCCTATCAGCACTTTATCTGCAGCATCTACCGTTACTGATGTTAAGGTGGATGGGTCTATTCTTAATCCAACCGCGTTGACAGAAAGCCCTTTATTGGCTTCTGGCTCTATCGCCAAAGTCACTGCTGTGCTATTATTATAAGAAGTCTCTGCTGGAGAATTTCCAGTATCTACAAGTCCATGCCCTATTGTTACTGGATTGTTTAATGTAATCCCAGAAGAAACTCCAAGGCTTAAAACATTGTTTAAAGTAGAGCGATATACGTTTACACCGTCTGCAACTATAATTTCGTAAGATGTCGTGGGCGAGACAGTGGTACTTAAATTAGTAACATCCAGCTTAATGCCAGAAGAAGAAACACCTAAACCCTTATTAGATTCTGCACCAATGGCTATCGGTGTAGCCGCTGTGCCATTGTAAGAGGTATTGTAGGGGTCAAATCCATTACCAAAAGTAAGGGCACTCGCGGGGGATATGGCACCCGCAGTGATGGTCATAGACCCATTTGTATTCTTTTGAACTGTTATTCCAGCGCCAGCTATTAAATAATCGGTGCCATCTGTTAACTGCTGGAGCGAACCAGATAATCCAGAATAAGCCTTTAAGTTTCCATATGTCTTAAAAGTCGGCTGAGTTGTTGTTTGCCCCGGGCTACCAACCTGGGTGTTCTTAGTAAGAACACTAGAAGAAATCTCACCAGTTTTTCTATTTCTTACGCTTACCTGGTTAGTCTTTTTAACTTGAGCATTATCTACTTTGTACTTAGCCACAACAACTCTCTTTATGTAGTTTCTACGTAGATTTCAAACTCTTCAGTCTTAATTTCTTCAGGCCTATCTCTTCCAAATGGATATTTTCCATAAACTCCATCACATTCATCGAAAAACGGCAAGGATGAAGTTGCAAACATAGATAAGTTTCCTGATCTAGTCGATACTGGATCTTTTGTCACTATAATACCTGGGTTTGACTGTAAGAACATTGGCTCTTGAAATCCCACCACTACAGGCCCTAAGTCATAATTATTCTCTAGGCTGCTGTTTGCCCAAGTAAACACTCCGTAGGGTCGAATCTCCAGCATATCTCTAAATTGACCATAATGGTCAGATCTAAAAGTAATGTTGGTGTACTGTGGCAGTGCGTTTAATAGACCATACTTCCAGCCCCTTGGTTTTCTAGACCTTCTAAAGATTTTATAATAGTTTGGATAATATCCATTCGAATCTGCTTTACCATCGATACCAGCATATTGCTCTGACGTCGGATACAAATAATCTTCTGGGCTGTTAGTTACCAAACTGCCAAGCCCGTCGCCAGCCCCATAAAATACTTTTAGGCTTGATTTTGCAAGATCTGAATAAGAAGGATTTAAACCAAATGTCTGTTCATCCATAGTAGCAACGAGACCGATCTGAGCATTGCCCCAAGTTGAAGTCTTTTTACCAATAGTTGTACCTGGACCCCCTACTAAATCTTGGAAATCCCAACCAAAGCTACCGCTGACTGCCGCGGGCTGTATACTGCCAGTATGAGTATATCCCTGCCCCCAGCCAGCATAAGTATCGTTAGTTATCCAATAGAGCGCGGCAGCTATACGACCCTCTGAATCAGTAACAGCCTGGCTACCGAAAGTTCTCCTTGTCGATTGAGACATACCTTGGTCATTTTTTCTGACTGCATACCTTGGTTCAAACGGGAATCCGGCCCACCAATCTGCAGAAAATGGGTCTTGACTTCCAATATCCGAAAGGCCGGTCCCATCTCCACCTGGTCCAGTACCCAGAGCATATTTTCCAACCGTTATACCATAAATTAATAATTCAAATTTATCATAACCGCCGGGGATCCCTGTTCCGGATATATCCAATATATCAAACTTTAGCGGTTTTCTGTCGAGACATGCCCATATTTCCTCTAAGAATGGAACTGCTGTATCAAAATATTTTTCTGTGCTGCACGGGAAAGTTAAAAATCTATTGAAAGAACCATATTCTCCCATATTTCCGCGAGAAGTAGTTGCTGCAACTTCTCGAACTGCATTGAGCTCAACTAATCCGCCGCCCAAACTCTGCGCTCCACCATCAATGGCAGTAAATAACGCGGGGTAGTCTGCAGTAGGAGTCCCCTGCGAGCCGGTCACTTCTGCCGCAGCTACTATTCCGGGAGTCACCCTTGTTGATGAATTGTTATAAGTGTCATCTACCCTGCCTTCGATAAAATTCACCTTGTTTCCGTCAACTGGATCCCCAGTGACGCTTATTGTCACCTTGCCATATTCTGAATATGTTGCGCTTAATCCTGGAATTCCGTCGTATGGGCTATACTGGTTGCCATCTACGGCGGCGAGGAGCGGCCCTGAGTCGAGTATCCCGAGCAGGCGCAGTCCACCGCCGTACACTCCACCAACGCTAGTTCCGTATTTTATATAATAGTTCATCCCCCATGAATATCCCGCCCCGTTAATCAAATAAGATATAAAATGGGAAAAGTAAACTTCAGGAATTCCACTGTAAGCGTCCCATGGGGGCATATCGGTTTTGCTTGGCTGCCATATAAAGATTTCATCTGGCCGAATTTGATACGGCCCACCGCCGCCGTCAGTGATATGATCCCAATTTTGGACTGTATAAAAATTGTAATAAATACCGAGCGGTCCGGGGGCAGGCGGGTTCGGGATCCCGCCTAAATTTGGCCAAAATCTAATGTAGATTTTATCGAGTGGCGCGCCGGGGGTTGGGTGAGTTGAGTCGTAAGTAAAGCCAGTAAGCGATGATGGAATAGAGCACGTTATAACCGTAGACCAATCTGGACGCATTACTTCCACATGGGCGCCGGCGCCTTGTTGCCAGGCAATACTATTTCCACTCCAGTAAAATGGAGAAGCATTGACAGCAGAAGAATAAATTCCCTCTCCTTTATTTTCCACTCTAGAAGGACCGGTCGGTGGATTCGTTAAAGATCCGGTGAAGAGGCGCTCTCTATAAGAACCAGAATTTTCCATAAGAGAAGATATATCATACTCATCTAAAGTATGAGAACCAATTATTACATCTGTGATATCTGGTTGAGTTATATCTGATTTTGGATAAGATGGTGCTTCTACTTGATCTTTTACTAAAGACCCGTAGAGCCGCAAAGTCATCGGTTGGCCGCGCTCAAGTCTTAAAAGTGACCCAGTTAAATTGTTCGCCCCGACAATGAGCTTAGGATCTACGTAGCTCATGTTATCGCTCTTTAAAGCTTTGGCCGTTATTCCAGAAGCCATAGTAGCAGTCCATCCAAGCGCGGCGTCTAGACCTAGAACTAGTTCATCTTCAGGAAATAGCAAATAAGGTGAATCTGCGTCTAAATCAGAAAGATCATCTGGAAAACCGGCTTGCCAAGACCCAGAAAGTCCGGAGACTGTAGCGACGTTCAGACCTTTTTTAGACCCTCCAGCCCCAAAGAACTTAAATGTCCTTGAATCGATTGCTTGCGCGCTCAGCTTCGAAAAACCAGGATCAACATAAGAATTTATCTCATAAAACGTTCTTTCATTGTACGTTGCTTCACCCACAGTGTTTCTAAGATAGCCATAAGGATCGGTAGTATCTTCTTTTGCAGAGTGAAGATTTGCTGTCACTACATCGGATCTACTCCCGCTCAATGCGCCAGAAAGTGGAAGCGTTGAGGTTCCACCAGGCCAGAAAGCCTGAACTGTTCCTGGGTAGCAAGCTCCCTGGTCACCAGCAACCGTGCTTCCGGTGAGGAATAAGGTGACATCACCCCCAGACTGGGTTATATAAAGCGCTGAAGACCCATCCCAAGTTGGCAATATATAATTCCCCAACATTTTTCTGCTTGGGACTGCTGGGATCATAGGAAGCATTATCGATCCTGACCGGACCATTACGTGCTGGTGAGCAGTACCAATCGAACTGGAAAAATTATGAACAAAAGCTGGCGAATTTCTGGGTTCCCATGGAGAAAAAGTTGGATTTTCTTCTTCATCGTATGGTATTTTGCCCGGTACTCTTCTTTCATCGTTATAAAAACAAGCGTTTCCAGAGCATATCAAATATCTTACGCTAGAAGATACTTCAAACCTAATCTTATCTTTCTCGCTATCGGAAGATAGCGGTTGGCCATTGGGACCGTAAAATTGAGCTGGCATACCAGGGTATCTTCTTGCTTGTCTCATGAGGAAGAAGACATAATCGTCTTGAGGTCTAGCGGCTGTGGGAGAGTCTAGCTCTTCTTCGAAGTCATATATTTTTCTTGCAACAGTGTCTGGAATTTCTAATATAACTTTTTCCAGCAAGAATGGCTCAGAAATATAGTCTTTCATCTTTAAGACTTGGCTGCCAGTAGCAAAATACTGATATGCGTTAGGGCCATAATTGGTGCACATTGGATGGCCTACGTTGGCAGCTAGTTGTGTATCGAAAACTCCAACGTCTACGCCATTTCCTTCAAGGCCACCCGCTGCGTATTGACCTTGTCCATCCGTACAACCTCCAGGATAAAATAGCCTCATTACGTGCGACACGCCCGAAGTAATTAAATTAGACCCCACAATTCTTCTAGTAGAATCTTGAGCGAAAGTTAAATTAGAGGCTTTAAGCTCTTGGGCTATTTCGTCGTAAGAATAACCGGTGGATCCTCCGGAAAAATTAGTAAGGGTCATCCCACCAGTCTGAGATATTACAGTATTGCCGACTTTGCCCGGGCCGCTTTGGATTATTGTCACTGTAGATTTAGCAGTAAATTCACCTGAAGTTGCAGACCAACCCAAATCTCCAGAAGCTTCTACCACGCCAGCTCCATTAATTGCGCTAGCCATTCTAGAAGCTGCTTTATCCACATCTACAGCAGCTAATCCAGATAGTCCAACAAGCACCCGCTTTGTTCCGGGAGCGTCCCAAGTGCCGTCGCAAGTAGTTACGCTAGTATCAAAGATAAAAACTTGCGGTATATTATCAGCGTTTATTAATGTAAAGGTAACACCGTTTGCTTCAATATTTTGATCGCCCTTGATATATCCTATTGCTTTCACATACTGACCAGTAACGACGTCAGCAATACCCTTTTGCTCCCAAGCACCACGCGATTTATTATAGTATAGAAATCCAGTTAAATTTTGTTCTTTAAATTCTCCTTCAGCATCATAGTGAGGATTAATTGCAGTTGGATCGTTAGGCTTTAGATCCTCCACTAAGTTTGGAGTAGTAGGCCCAATTGCATCCCATTTAGCTGAATATCTTGAGACTGTTGCTGTCTCGTTCATTGGAAGCTCTATTGTTACCTGGATCTTGTCGCGGAGCTTTGAATTAAATCCGCCTATAGATGTTGTGCCACCATAAAAATTGCCATCGCCATTTGGCAACACTAAAGCGTCGTTAAACGGCAAGAATCTTGGCTGGCCCTCGCTAATTTGCGATGGCCCATAGTAATTTTGCAAAATTCCAAAGTTTTTAATTCCTGGAGCCCATATGTCTGGTAATTTATTGGGGGTTGCTAATAAACAAGAAGTTAAATCATTGGGATCATAACTTCCGGTACCAAGTGAACCGCCGTCATATGGTATACCCAGAGGATATTGTAGATTAACTTTACGCTCAGTTTCAAAGGTAATAGTCCTGCTGTCATCAAACCCCTTGAGCCTATCTTGTCCCTGAACTATTGGGGTGTTTTTGCTAGCAAAATAAACCGGCGTGGTAGACACTTCTTTTTTTAGCTGAACTCTTGGAGGTAGACTTAAAAATCCGGTGCCTTCAAAGAATTTTGATCTTTCCCAAATAGAAGCAATGGCTGGTTGTTCTAATGCTGCATCCCATATAGCTAAATCATATACTCTACAAGCAGTATTATCATTACTAGAAGGCGGGTTCGTATCTCCAAGGCCGCGGCCTATCAAAATATCGCCATAATTTTGTGCTGCTTGAAAATCTGGAGAGATTTTTATACCACCAACTGCATCACCTCCAGTAATAGAAGATTTATCCGTGGCATCTTTTCCATTGACATAAAAAGTTACGATGCTTTCTATTAGTGTGTTAGCAGAGACTGGCAATGAATGGCTCATTGTAACAGCCAAATATATCCAGTCACCGCTCCTGTATGGTCCGTTATCAAGAAGATTAAGATCAAAAGTTGGAACGTTGATTATGTAATAATTGTTATCTGCAAGATTTTTTCCTACCCACTGAAATTTAAAGTTGTTTCCCGCGCTGATATAGGTGATAGCCATCTCGCCTAAATTCTGGCTTTCTTCAATTCCTCCCTGTCCCCAGTTGCCAGCCAAGGTACCTGCTTTTACCTTGTTGAAAATTACGTGCTCATTATCTGGAGATCCAGTTCCAATCACTGGAATTTGGACCCACATTCCGATCGTGAAAGTATTCCCGTCGTTTCTAAACGCGTTATAGTTAGTACCTCCCCAAGCTACTCGATAATAAGAACCATCTGTAGCTTTTATGTCGCTAGTATATCTTACAAGCTTATTAAACGGAGAAGTCCTAAGCGTAGAAATATCACTGCCGACAATAGGGTACCCGATTGGTTCTGCTATATTTGAAAGGGACGAATCTATAGAGTTATCATCAGCAGAATACAGCCTAAAATAATGCTTTAAATTTTGCGGCTGGTGGTAATCCCCAAATGCTCGTTGCAAGTCATACGGAATTTTTATCCTATAGTCTTTTCTCATTTCAACAAGCCTCCGTAAGACACAGAGTCTGTACCAAAAATACAGTTTTCATAAGTGTGCCCGCACCCAAGAGTTTTTGCTCCTAGAGAAGGTCGACTATCCAAAGAGGCAGAAGTGACGTTATGGATAAAATAATTTTGCATCGGAACATCGGAAATCTCTGCGAAAACTATTTCATTTATAGTTGTTTCATGAAACGGTTTGATTCTTTTGTTGTTGTTAGCAGTGTATGTAGAGTCTGGAACGTGTCGAGAAAAACCCTCGTATATCCTCCAATCTACAACATAGCTAAACGGATAATTTCTATTGGAATCATCAGGTTCTATATAATGAGTTATCAAACTGCTTCTACGATAAGGTTCTTCTGCATATCCACCAGCAAAAACGCCCCTAATGCAATGCGGCTCAGGATCTAAGTGGTCTCCAACAAATGTGCTGGACATCCCAACACGAGTTCTAATAGTCAGCGGTTCAAGTACGCCGTTGTAATCTAGTGTATCTACAGCAGCAGGATCTTCTAAAACCACTGGCCACGTCATAGATGCAGAATTAATCAAATACTGGACTGGATTAAAATAATTTTTGTCTCTATATGGCTCGGTTCTTATTGGATCGTTATCTGGTATTCCCCAAGTATATCCTATGTAATCATACGCAAATCTGGTCTCTAGTTTACCAGCTTCAGAACTCATTTCAGCTTGAATGCTTTCGCCGACAACAGCAATTTTCCCAACTATACAATCGTCGAAATATTGTTTGTCTGATACATTGAATATACCGGCAGAAGAGCTGAAAAATAGTTTATCTGGACCTCTGCCCAAAGCTGGAAGCGTTCTTGCGGTCCAATAAGAAGATTTTACAGAGGCCCCCTGTATATAAGGAAAAGACTCACTTAGAGCTGGAACTACTGTCATTCTTACTTTTGAATAGTCTGGATGTGCCATCAATACCTCTTAAGGAATCCGCTCAAAACTGCCATCAGCAGCTCGTCGTTTATTCCTCTTCTATCTGCAGCAGATAAATAAATGTTATTATTCATATTTCTAAATTTTGGTCTCTCTAAGAAATGAGATTCGATAACGAAATTAATTCCCATATATTTTGTAGTTCTCGGAATTAATCTTTCAATTATAATAGAAAGAGAATCATCAAACCACTTATAAAAAAGAAACAAATTCTTAAAATTAACTTTATCTGTCAGACGGTGAAAATAAACCTCTCTTAATCTTCTAAGCGCTGGATAATCAGAAGCAAACTGTAGCTCAGGATTCCCTATTGCACTATCTAACCAATCGAGTCCAGCCAATATGTTAACTATGTCTTCGTTAAGAGCTCCAACTGCAGAAACTTCTATGCTGAATCTAGAATCATCTAGAGTGGGTTGTCCCGGCTCTATCTGTCTTACAGGAGATTTAAGAGTGTTGAATTCTTGGATATTCAAATCTTTTTGAAACCCTCTTACCCTTATCTTATTTTCGGCACTTCTTTCTCCAAAAGAGGGATCGAGGATAGTGTATCTAAATAATGCTGGGTTAATTACTTGCTTAGACAATTCAAACCCAGAGCCTGTTAAGAAAAATGAGTTTTGCGAAAAATCAAAAACGCTCAATTCTCCAGAAGAGTCTGATTTAGTTACGAGCTGGTCCAAACTTGCATCTATCCTTAATCTCTCCCAAGAGCCAGAAATAGATGTAACGAAGTTGAAATTAACTTGCGGATCTTCAACGCCTACACTCTTAAAGTTTCTAGCGTGCTCTTTAGTTTCTTTAGAAGTTAAAGCTTTTGTCCAGAATCTCACGCCAGAAACTTTTGCAGATAAAGATGTATTTCTAGCGTCTGCATCAGTTATGATACTAGAAGCATTTAAAAATTTATTGCCAGAAGTATCTAGGGCTTGTGAAGTAGATTTTCCGCCAAACTCAAAATAAGAGCCAGAAGCGTTATAGTCGTCTGAAGAAGTATTGAATACTAAACTGCCGCGATCACCTAAACCAAAAATAGAAGAAGTTTGATAGAACTCGGCGATATCGCCATTTGTTGCCCTTGCTGCCCTAATAAAGTAAGATGCAGTAGCCAAGGATCCAGTTGGAGAACCAACGTTTCTTCCAAAAGAAACGTGCCAACGATCTTGATCAAAGATATTAACTCCCGTAAGCACTAATTTCATAACGGGATCGTTGTCTTCAGGGCCTGGTCTCAAAAATAATTTTAAAGATCCAGTAACATTACCCTTGCTACCGGTTCCATAAGCTATTAAATTAGATACTAAAGCGCCGGGACCTTGACCAGCAACGCCCCAAGAGCCGGTCGTCCAAAATCTAATTAAACTCTGTGTTAGAGGTTGATTACTTGTGTTTCGAAAATCAAACTGATATAAGCCCTCGTACGTCCAAGAACCACTAGTTAATAACCCGTCACTTCTTCTTGGTAGCGTTGGGTTAGAGGCATAGGGAAATCCAGGTGCTTTTCTAGAAGAAGAAAGATAGGGAGAAATTATTCTTTCTTTACTAGAAGATAACCAAAGTTGAGAAGCTACTTCACTCCTACTCCGGCGGGCATCGTCTGTAGTTATTGTCCTAGAGCCGCCGAATTCTCTAAATCTAAACATAGAATCCGGATTTATTCCTGCTGCTCTCATAACAGACTTGATGGCGAATAGCGTACCTTTAGACTCAATAATAGAGCTCAGGTTTACTAATATTCTTCTCCATATCTCCGACTGCACATTATATAAACTAGACGCCGCTATGGCCGGATCTTTCTCCAAGTTTTCGCCCAGTAAATATTGAGCATAAGAAGCGTTAGAAAAATTATTTGGTAAAACAAACCCATAGTATTTACTAAAAAATGGCAACATGTGAGAAGCCACTGTATTAGAATCATCATAATCTATTCTTAGCAGATTTCCAAATTGATCAGTAAACAGTTTTATTTCATCGAAAAATTTAGCCCAAGTAAACAACAACGAAGCTATAATTTGCGGTTGGCCAATTCTTCCACCGCCTGGGAAATCTATACTATAGCTATAGTCATCTCCAGTTCCAGCATAAATGTCTTCAAAACCCTCTTCTAGATCGGCCTCCAAAAGATAATGCTCTGGAATTAATTTAGTTATTAAATTTGGATTATTATTATCGTATTGCGACGCAGACGCTAACAAGAGCTGGTTAAATGAAAGCACGTCAGCGTTTCCAGGAAATAAAACCGGATTAATTTCAGACCTTTCTAGCGACATCCACTGGTGTGGAGAACCCAGTTTATAATCTCTTGACGAAGAATGAAAGTTGCTTATATGCGAATGCAAAGAAAATCCAGAAGAATCTAAAACTACAGAATTATTCGCATAAGATCCAGAAGCTTCATTAAACTTGAGATAAAGTCTTAAACTGCTAGTAGGAAAAGCGTCCGATAAGTAATTTGATTTTATGGCGCTAGAAGTCCTTCCGCCGTGATAGCATCTAAAATCATCTAAACAACCGCTTAAAGTGACTTCTGGAGTAAATATTCCGGTCCCTAAAGAACCCATGTCGTGCGCAGCACCAGATCCGATTAACAACGGATCCGACTGAAAATCCATCAGTCCAAAGCTTGTGCTATAAGAAGAAGAAGCTACTAAACTGCCAGTTTTAAAAATTTTCAAACTTGATAGGCCTGTGGATTCTCTATCAAAATTAGCAGAAATATGTAACATTTCATCTTTTGGAATGTTATAGCTTGCAGTTATCGCATTCGACCCGCTAGACGCTATAAAAACTACGTCAGCTCGATTAGCAGCAGATTCAGAAACAAACATCGAATAACCTTGATTGGTGTCTGAAAGTTTCTGGAATATAACCTGGTTTTTACACGCTTCTGGCGGCAAATGAATCCAAAATTGGAACGATATAGATTTTAAACCCGGGTCTATTATGTTTAACCCGCTAGTATCTTTAGAGAGCGAAGGATACAAAGACCCAGCTACGTCATGCACTCGTATAAATGTGCCTAAGCCTGCGTTGAACCCTCCTTCTGGATTTTCTGTAGGGAGTGTGCCGGACATGCAGAGATACCCGATTTGTTTTGGAAATTTATCAAAAACATGCTTTTCCCAACCGTTAAGACCATCCATGAAAGTTTGAATTTCGTCATTTGTTCCGTCAAACGGAAAATAGTTGATTATTGTGTCGAACGCTACATTTACTTTAGATTCAGCAGAATTAAAAAATGTATGGTTCTCAAATTTAGACCAGTCTAGCGGAATCTGCTGCGTAGATTTAAAAGGAGTGCCTGGTTCGTCAAAACGAAAAGAATTGCTTCCGGTAATATTAGAGCCAGAATAATCTGTAAGCGTAGCATCAGTAACAGCGCCTGATCCATCGATAGCTCTCTGAATTATTGTTGGTGAAAAAAGAAGATTTCCATTTGAAAATGTATTAGCCATCAGACTACCTTAAATTTGCCGCTAGCCTCATTGTATATTCTATTTTCTCCGTAGTCTTTTACTAACAAATCGAAATAATAAACAAAGCCCTTTGGCAAGCTAGACATTTTAAAATAAAAAGATAATCCATTGCTGTCTGAAGAAAGTTTTGTAGTTTCTCTAGAGTCATCAAACGGCACCATTATCTGGCCAGTAGAAGCTTCTCTTATTCTGTAGTAAACTTTACTTAAGCTAATACTCTTTTTTGAGTATGGAATTTTATAAACTTTGTCTTCTGTAGACAAATCTTCCACAAAAACATTTAGATAAACATCGTCATTTTTATTATATTCTGGCTCTAAATTAGTGAAGTTAAACATCAAGTCAGACGGCTGCCTTTCAAATGTAGTTTTCCTCGAGGGCCTTACCGTTAAAGATCCAGTGTGGTAAGCAATAGATTCATCTACAGAGATCCAATATGTTTTAAAAGTTATTGAACCGCTCTTTTCAATTAAATCCACAAAAGTATGATTAGACTGATTTACTGTTCTGGTATCATAAGTAGACATAGCAAAAGATGCAGAATAAAGACCTGCTATTTGAGTCGCATCAGTTCCTGCAGTATGCTGAGATCCAGTAAATATTTCATTAAAACTTTGAACTTGCAACTTGAGTAAAATGGTATTATCGCCAGTTATCGCGCTAGCATCAGATCCTGATTTTAAATTAGTTGGAACTCCTCTAACATAATTTCTTAAAAACAAAGAACCGCTAGTATCAAAAATAAAATCTTCGTGATTATCTACTACGCTGTCGTCCCATGAAACGTGTATCTGTGGTACTTTCAAAAGATTAGAAGAATGTCTAGAAGCAAATCTCTTTACAAACCTCGTTTTTTGATCAGTAGAATCAGAACCAGAGAATGAAAGTCTCAGCCCGAAATCTGGAATCTGGCCAGCTATAGACGCGCTTACATATTTTGTAATGTCTATATCTAAATTTTCGTTTCCATTTTTAAAATATTGAGAAGCTCCAAAATCTATATAAGCTGAAAACCCTGGAGATGCGCTGGTGCCAGATGAAATATAATCTAGATCGTCAGAACCAAGTAGCCCTCCAACATTAGCTCCGGATAAATTCCACATCGCCGGCGTTCCATTCGTTACAGACGCTGTCATGAAATTAGCTACATCTAAATCTCCGAATGACGCTACGTCTCTTCCAACGCCCTCATCAAAAGACTTAGAAAGCGGATAAGTTATTAAGTAAAAATTAGAAGGAGTGGCTTGCCCGCCCATTATGTCAAAAAGCCTAAGCCTAGCTTGGAATCTAGATGAGTTTAAATCTAAATTAGAAGCTGTTAGCGCTTTTACTGTGTCAAATTCAAATTTTATAAGACCTCTAGAAATTTCACCAACAGATGCAGTTATTCTAGTAGAGGCAGAAAGATAAGTTGATTCGTCCCAAAGCTTGAATATATCAATGGTGCCCGCTCTTCCAACATTTGCGTCTTTAGCGCGAAAAGTATTGTCTATAACTTTGTTAGTTATATAAGTGTCTTTACTTGCAGTTAATATCAAATACACGATTTATCACTCCGCGGTTCCAGTAATATCCGAATCGGGATACTTAAGCTCAAATATCGATCCTGGTGTTCCAATTATTAATCCCTTATAAAGATTTGCCGTCATATCAAACTCTATATCAGAATAAGTATAACTACCGACTGTACCAAACGCGTTATTAAACTCTAGGGATGTCATTGAAAGAACGCCAGGCGTATTAATAATTGCATTTATAACATCAGCTTCGACTACCGGCTGGTCTATTTGAAAGAATTTTAGGTCGCTAACTTTTTTAATCCTGGTTATTACGTTAGCTAAAACAGTGCTTTTATTAGAGCTAGGTGTGCAGATTATGCTAAAGTTTATCTTGTAATTTATGACACTGCCGTCTAATATATCTATTGCGTCTGATATAAGCCTAAATTCATTTAGATAGACTCTTAGATTTTTCTTGAGGGCGTCTGGTGCAATTTGTAGCTTGCCGTCTTTGTCTCTACACAACAAGTAAAGCTCTGTAGATAGTGGGTTTTCTTCATTTTTCCTTAGACCCGCTCTATATACTCTGCCAAATACTGCTGGCAAAGTGTAAAGTCTAGCTAACAAGTCTTGCTGGGTCACTATTCTATTTTGTTGATTTCGAGATGAACTTATAAGGCTTCTTAATTCTTCTAAAGACAAAGTAGCAGATCCTCCGGAAGCAGGATTTTGATTTTTCACATCTAAAGATTTAATAACAGCATCTTGTATATCCGATGTGGGCTGCTTTGGAAACATTATTTTAAGTTGAGATATATTTCTAATACCCTCAGAAGGTACGTTATGGCTTAATCCTCCACCATGCCTATACTCTACAGATATAGTAGTGTTAACAGGAGAAATTCCAAGTGTGTGCGTTTTCAGTAAGCTGTTAGGGTCTAAAGAAAATTTAGAAAAAACTTTTTTTCCATATAATGGAAGAGCTAAATCACTTGGATCGGGAATTATATCATCATCAGTAGTTGATGCATCACCAGATCCAAACTGGAGCTTAGTTAATCGTGTAGTAAAGTCTGTGCGGGTTATATATCGATATGGAGCAGGAATAACTTCCAGGTTGTCAGAAACATCATCGCGCTCGTTATCTAAAACTTGCACTCTTTTGAACACGGTGTCTTGCGTTAATGATTCCACTTCATGGTATTCGTTTCCAGAAAGATCTTTTACGTTTATAATTTGAGTCACGTCTGTTCTGGTTAACGTAATTTTTCTAAACGGCTTTAAAACTGTCCCTATCTTAAATTCGTCTTTTTTTATCTGACCAGAAATACAATCTTGATCTTTTGTAACGATATAATGAGTTGGATTTCCGGAACTATCTGTATTTGAAATAGAGTAACTAGATAATAGCACACCATCAGTACTCTCTTCAGCAAAATCTACATCATCGGTTGACGTGAAATATATTCCGCCGCTGTTAGACCTTAATTCAGTACCGGCTTTTATTATTGGAAACGTGCTAGTGTCAGGAAAATACGTTCCATCGGAAAGTGTAGTCGCTGGAACTTCTATATAAAAAGTAACTTTAGCAACCGCGGGCGCCGCACCAGTTATCTTAACGCCGGCATTTCGAGCATGACTTTCGATATTTCGTATCTCAACTGAAGTTGCTGGATTCAGTTCATTAAACTGATGATCTAAATAAAATGACATAGAATCACCAACAAACGCCGCTAATTCAACAAACATTCCTCCAATACCAGCTTCTGAAAAATCTTGAATCTGATTTGCAAAATAATTTTTTGCATAAGTAACTAGCTCGCCTCTAAAAGAAGTAAAATCTTTTGCTAAATAAGTCTTGGAGCTGAGTTTAGATACTGAATTTGAAGTTGCCATTTAATTATCCTCCCGCGTATAGTGATACTTGCATTTGTTGTGGGAAACCACTTCCAAGCGATGGAATCGTATAAGTAATTTTTAAACCAACTTTTGTTATACCGCCAGTAGTGGCTTCTCTATCAATGACGGGCTCAAAAGTACCTAAACTTAAATATGGCATATATTTTGTAACGGCCGTTTTAATTCTTCTGATAGCTTCAGTATCAAAAGACTCAGACCCAAGCTCCATAGTGAGTTCTTGAAGATTCGCTCCGTAATCATACATTCCTAATCTATCGCCGTGATTAGTGAGAATAAGATTTTTAAAATTATCTTTTATTTGCTGGGTCATTTCGGTATGCATCACAAACAACCCTCCTCCTCCCGTGTCTAGAGCCATGGGAGTTCTTATACCAATTGGTACCGGAGTCGCTGTGCCAAACCTTCTATTATCTCTATAGGCTTCTAAAGTTTCGCCGACGGATTGAAAATCATATACTTTATAGTTCTGGTTCTGTTCTGCCATAAGATTTATATCCTGCTATCATAACTAATTATCCTTCACGTAAGTTTATGTTGAAATTTTCGTAACAACATTATGACAAACCTTCGCTATTACCGGGATCACCTTCGCCTGATCCCGTGCCTGCCAAGCTGACCGCTGGTACAGGGACTGTAGCAGGACCAGCAATAGCCATATACCCAAACACCGTTTGACCTGGAAAAACAGTTACGTCAGTTTCAACTAAAGCAGTTAGGGCAAAAGTGTCAATAGCTGTTTTTAAATCAGTAGCTAAAGTGGCAATAATTGCATCTGGATCGGCTTCATCTTCTGCGCCGTCGTCTCTAACTGTTATAAAAGCAGCTTCTATGTCGCTAATCAGAGTGTCTACATCACCGCCCTCAAAAGAAATTGTGCCTGTGCCGGTTCCAGAACCAGGAGTTATATAAGAAGCTATTGGAACAGCAGTCGCAGCTGGAGAACCAGAAGCATTACTGGAAGCCGGCTCTACTATCACAGTTGTTGAAACTAGGGCGGTTTCCATGTAGGTATGAACTGCATTGCCAATATCTTCTGCTAACTGAGCAATTATAGCATCAGAATCGGCGTCGTCTTCGGAACCGTCGTCTCTAGCAGTTATATAAGCATCTTCAATATCGGTTTTTAAAGTTGGGTGACCTGCTGCTAGGGGCATTATAATTCTCCGTTATGATAAATTTCCAGTTCCTGCACCAGAACCCTCGGTTATTGTTGAACCTCCAACAGCGTCCATTTGGCCGGTATCAACAGTGACAGTAGTTGTTACTAGCGCTGAAGTCATATAGGCGTGTACTGCGTCTGCAAGATCTTGCGCTAATTGAGAAATTACCGAATCTGAATCTGCTCCATCTTCTGAGCCGTCGGACTTGCACGTTTGATATGCTGATTCTATATCAGATTCTAGTGATGATAAAGCTGCTGATAATGGCATTTTATTCTCCGAATATTCTTTCTGATTGTATAGTTTCGATGTCTGGTTTATGTGTAGACTCTATATTTGATTTAAGTTCTGTCGCAGCTTGGTTAAGCTGCGGTGACGGCGCGCCATACCCCGGGGTTGTATGAGTTAAAACAGTGTCACAAAAAGCTGACATTTCATCCATAAACGCATTCCATAAATCTTCTAATTCTTGATATTTTACGTATGGCTGTGACTCTCCTTCACCCGGGCCGCCGCCAACTCCGCCGTCGTCAGTGGATCTTCCTAGATAAATTTTGCTTCCGCTAATTTGAATAACTCCATCCGGAAGTAAAGTGATTGTTGCTAAGTCATCATCTTTAGTTCCTTGTTTGACTATACGGATGCCTCCATTAATGTCGTTGTCTTCATTTTTAGTTGCTATAATTCTTACTTCATCAGATTTTAATATAACGTATGGAGATTCATCTACATCTTCAATGGCTGTCTCAAATCCTGTAGCCATAGAATCTGGAACGCTTGTGTTGCTTATTCCAAAATTTTGGTCTCCATTAGTTTTCATGGAGACATAAACTCTAGAGCAATCTCTTACAAAATCTGGATCACCTTCTGGAGGAACTGGATCTAATTCATTTACTTCTGGATTTTTATCTACTTCTATATAACTCGTGCCGTCTTTTCTTTCGTTAGCGACTAATCTTGGTTGAGTGTTTTCTGGATCGTCACCAGCACCATCGGCAGTAGTTTCAGCAATTAATTCATCAGCAAAAAACCTGCCCCTTCCGGCAACTATATCGATAGTGCCTTTAAATGCCGGCAAATCTTCATAACCAACAGTGGCGTTACTATTTTCAGACGCAGTTGGATCTTCTTCTGGGTTCCACCCTCTGTCTTCGCCAAGTATTATAGTGGTGTTATTAGACCCTTGAAACACCAAATCGCCAGGTCTTTTCGTAAGTCGAGGAACTTCTTCTGGCGTAAAATTAGTGTATGAAACAGAGTTTGCAACTACTAAATCATAAGAGTTGTCTTGATCTTCGAAAGCAGTCTCTTCATTATTACCAAGAGCTGGCTTTAAGCTTGTTTCACTTGCAGAATTACCAGTGCCATTAGGAAAGGTTGGTATTTTACTTGCTTCGTCTCCCTGGGCCTCCAGCCTTTCGCTAGTTGTTAAAGTAGTAATCGTAGAAAGTTTTCTATCGTCATGAGTAAAATTCAAGTCATCCACTTGTAATGTACTCGGAACTCTGCACATCCACAGTGGCAACTCTCCGATTCCGCTTGGAGACTCTGTTATTAACCAAACTTGTTCGCCAGGTTTAGCTGGAAAACAGAGGTGTGGCGGGAAAAATGGATAAGCTAAAATAGGGGGCTGCTGTTTATCAAATCCTTGCGACACTGGACGGACCACGCATGCGTTTCTAGGACATGCGTTTAAAAATTGCGGATTGCTTACTCTTAAAGCAGAGTTTTCATCGTTTTCAGGATCTTCTACATCAACTCCGTATGTAGTTTGAAGGTATTCCGGGGTGTAAATAGACATGTCATTTATATACTCGACGATTACAGCCTTATAGAGAACTCTTCCGCCGCCACCCTCGGTACCCATCATTGCGCCCTTGGCCCCACTGCCAGGAGTCCCCATTTTTGCTCTAGCGTCGCCCATTTCTACTCCGTAATCTTAGAGAACAAATCGTCTGGATCGATTTTAGCAGAACGCTCTTCGGCTTTTGCTATTAAATCTGCTAACTTAAGAAGCTGTTCGTTTGATTTGTTCATCCTTTCTAAATATTTGTTTAAAACAGGACCAAGAGAAATATGCTCGGCGGCAGTGTTCATCATTGCAGAATACGCCTCGTTAAATAAAATGAAAGCATTTTCTCTATCGTTTATAGCATTTTCATATATTTCTTTCCAAAGCGCTTTTTTCTTCCCTTCCATGGACTCGATAGAATCTAATAAATCAGAAAATTCTTTTACTTTCTTTTTAGACTTCTCTAATCTTTCTAATAAATCATTCATTATTAATTCCTCTAAAAAATAAACTTTTCGTCTTTCTTTATTTCTCTATAATGTTTTCTTATAGTTGACATTGAGGAAGAAAGTTGTTTGGAATTCAAGCCACTAATCTCTCTCACATACACAAATATGGCTCTTTTATTAAGAAAATCTAGCTGATCTACCATTTCAAAAACTCTGATGATCGCATCAATACAAGCAACATCATTCCTTCTATCTACTTTAGACTTTATACTAAATAGTACGGTTAAAATTTCGCCCCTATATTCTTTGGAAATCATTTCGTCGTCAGGAGATGGCGCGACTTGGTGCATAGCAACAGCCATCTTATCTTCAGCTTTCATATACTGATGATCTGATATGCTTAAATGACCATCTACTTGCCGGCGGCGTCTCCTAGAATTCAAAATAAGCCAATTTTTTGCAACTACGTTAAAATAAGAAAATGCTTTTTTACCCTTAGAATTATCAAATTTATTCAGCGTTTCGTAACAAAAAGAAACGCAATCATTTTTTAAAACTTCAAAAGTTTCATATTTTGCAAACCCATAAATTAAAATTAAGTTTTCTGCTAACTTATCAAAAGCCGGCATTATTCTTGCTTGATATATGGCATGCTTTGTTTCATCCGCAGAAGCTACTTGATACTCAACAATCGCTTTTTGAGTGTCTTCAGTAAAATAAAGAACTCTATTTTTAGATTTTGATCTTCTAATTATCCTCTTTTTCTTCATTTTCTTCCTGCTGAACTTCGGTTAATATACTTGCAGACTCCAACAACGAGTCTCTGCAAACTCTTATATCATCAACAACGCCTCTAATTTGAGGACTGTCATAAAAAAGAGGGACTTCTAATACTTTAGATATAGAATCATATTTTTCGTCTAAAATGTCTAAAGCCGCTTCTATAGATTCTAGAATTTTTAATATGAATATGCCATGCTTGATGTTATATCTTAAAGATATACAGAGCAATATAAAGATTACAGCATTAGAACATATTAAAGAAATTTCTAAAATCGTCATAGTATTCCATCAAATGTTTGCGTATATAAATTGTTGATGGATTCCTGAGAATAATTCTCTTTGATTATCTTAGAAAGGTTTACCGCCCATTCTTTTGGCTTATCAGATGATTTATAAAATTTTCTAACTTTACGCTTAAAATCTTGTTCACTTACTTCGGCCCATTTAGTTCCAGGTAAAAATATGTTTCCGTCAACTCTTTTATCAGTAATATTTTGCAAACTATAATTTAACTTAATAAATTTTCCCTTGTTCATAAAATCTAAATGGCCTGACCAATCTGTGGCTATTACTGGTAATCCTGCAGCCGCCGATTCTAATATTGGAAGCCCGAATCCCTCGCCTCTTGTCGCAGATACCAAAGCTTTAATTTTTGGATTCTGGTATACGCTTTGAATTTCTTCAGGCTCTAGTGCGCCATGAAGCATATAAATACGAGGATACGGTCCTTTTCTAGCTTCTCGAACCAGTTGGTCAAGCATCTTAGAAGTCATCACCCGATCTCTCGAAGAATTAGTGCCTTGATTTGTTTTAATAACTATTCCAACATCAGGGTTGTTACTGAACTCTTCGCATAACCAGCGTATGGCAAAGAAAGTATTTTTTCTGTCCGTGAACGGATCAAAACCAGTTATTTGGCCAAATATAAGAAAATTAAAATCAGTAGATAGCTCTAAATCTAAAGTACTTTCATTTTTACTATCTAACAAACAGTCATAAAAAGCCTCGGGTATAACTTCTATTTCTTTAGATAATCTTCCAGAATTCTCGAGGCATTTTTTAGTATGGGTTGAGGGTACAATTACCTTGCTCATTTTATTACAAGCTTCGACCCACTCAGGATTACACTTGTCGGTTTCTACAGCAGCAGTAATTCCCACATTGTATTTTGCTATAGTGGGATCCCACTCGTTTGGAAGCTGTATCTGAAAAGAAACATCTGGTCTTTGCGTAAGTGGAGAAGCTGTTGCCATTATTCGCCCAACAAGACCGTCGCATAAATCTGGATTTACATACCACGGTGTGACTCCCCACGGAGTTATTTGAGAGCATACTTGCACATCTTTGGTTTCCAACCATCTGAAAATCTGGCGTGAATGAGTCCCATAACCAGACATGGTCAGCAGCGGCCCTCTTATTAGCACTTTCTTTTTCATCATTTCTCCTCCAGCTTCCATCTAGTGTAATTAGTTTTCCAATTTTCTATAGTTGATTTCATCGTTTCATGCCATAGATCTATAGTTTTCTGATAAGAAAATTCTGACATCACGTACTCTCTAC